CGCTCACTGTGTGGGATAACGACCTGATGACTCCTAAGCCTGCTAGTGAGCATGTTGCTTTGCAAGGGTTGCGCGCTGATCTACGCAAACCTAAGTCAAACCGGCTGTGTGTCATTGGCTGGTCGCTTATCCTGCTGTCTTTGGTGGCCGGTGTGACTGTGATTGTGGTGGCACTGTGAGAGTGGGGTGGGTGTTCATTGCCACAGGTGTTGGTAGTGCTGCTGTGTTCCAACACTTAGATTCTGTAGTGTTTGGAGCGATTCTCCTGCTGGTTGGGGTTTGGGTTTTGACTATTAGAGAGGCAACGCAATGATGGATGTGCACTGGGATGGGCGTGAAGCTACAGTGCGCCTCAGAGATGATGTGTGGTCAATGCTGGAGCCTGGCACTTTGTGTCTGACTCGGAAGCAGGCTCAGGTTCTTCGGCTGCACTTAAATGAGCTCTCTAGGGTTCCTGACTTTGAGCAGGAGCCTGAAGATGGCTAAGCGATCACTGGGTGAGCTGAACAATGATCAGAGGCGCGTGCTACAGGTGTGGGCTGAAACTATGGCTGTGTGTGAGACAGAGATGGTGAACATGTTGAACAGTGTTGACAATCACAAACCTGTTTCACCTTGGACAGATCTAGACAGCCTGGCAAGGATGGTTCATGACTGTCCTGACTGCTAACGCTCAGAGGGCAGCGTTCCAGCCCAAACCCCGTAACGCTCATTGCTTTCACTGGCGTACATGAAACACTCATCCTTGATAGGGCAACCAGCACACAGCTTCTTGGCTAGCGTGATGGCGTACTCCCTAGTGGCCTTGTCTGGGAAGTCTTCAGGAAAGAACACTTCGGGACAGTCCATGCAAGGTGTGGTGCCTACGCGATCCACAGCGGCCATCAGGTTTGAGTAGGGTCTGTGTGGGTGGTCCTTCATATACTCAGAGTAATGGAAAGGTGGAGATCGTGGACAACAGAGCAGAAACAGTAGAACGGCTTGCGCAGCTTATTTTCGCCGGCTGGATTGATAGTCAGTCTGATAGCGGTTCAACTTGGAGGCAGTCGCTTCCAGCTTTGAAGGCGGCTAAGCAAGAGGCTGGTGAGGAACTGGTAGCTGAGGCTATGGAGGTTGCTCGTGCGCGTTATGAGAAGCTTCGCGGTTGATGCTGAAGCCTAAGCAGTTCATTGCTTCTAAAGCGCTGTTCCCTGCAGATTGGGTTAGATCTCGCAAGGAGGGTGTGACTGCCACACAGGTCTCTAAGGCTGCTACTCCTGCAGGGTTTGAGCAGGCTGTTCAGAACTGGTTTGAGGACTTCCAGGAGCAGGATAACGACTTCATGAAGTTTGGTAGGGACATGGAGCCGGTCTTGGCTAAGTATGTTCATGAGCGTTTCGGGATTCTCCCTAATGAGTGGCTGATTGCTAACAGGGACACTGTGTGGCATCTTGCCACGCCTGATGGGTTGTCTTTAGATCATGAGTTCATTGCAGAGATCAAGACCACTGGGCAGGACTGGGAGGCTAAGAGCATCCCTATTCAGTACCGTAGGCAAGTGCAATGGCAGCTACATGTAACAGGGGCCAGCCGGTGCCTGTTTGCATGGATGTTGCGCATTGATGTTGATGGTGTGTTTGCTCCAGCCTGGTTTGAGCCGCAGGTGTTGTGGATTGAACGGGATGAGGACATGATTAGTTCATTGATTGATACAGCTGACCGGTTATGGGAAAGGATCCATCATGGATAAGAAGGACCAAGCAGTGTTGAACATTGCATCAAAGTATGTGCAGGATCTACGCGAGACTCAGAGGCCTGAGTTGTGGCGCGACTTTTGGAAGCTTGAGGCAAAGATTTTGGAACAGAAGAGAGGCAAGTAATGAGTGTGAAAGCTGATGTGACAATCCTGGTGACAGCAGTTGATGAGGAGCTTTATACGCGCCTGCTGGTGATGGCTAACAGGATGGATGTGAGTGTGTCTGATGTGGCGATGCTTGCTTTGGCTGCGTACATGGAGGAGAAGTGATGGCTCGTTTCTCGCTTGATGACTATGAGACCGTTGAGTCTAGAATCAAACGCTTTTATGGGGACTGGCCTGATGGTCGCATCCTGACTGACAATGAGACGATCCCTGAGTATCGGTCTGAGAAGATTTGGGTTGTCCGAGCACTGGTGTTTCTCACTGGTGAGGATGTGGAGAGAAACTGTCCTAAAGCTTCAGGACTTGCTTATGAGGTGGACAGCGCTTCTGGACCGCAGGCTAGCTCTGCCCTTGAGGTATGCGAGACCAGCGCGATAGGTAGAGCCCTAAGTAATGCAGGCTATTCAGGCAACAAGCGTGCCTCTAGGGAAGAGATGGAGAAAGTGCAGCGCTTTGAGGAGCGCAAAGTCTCTAGGGACTGGCTCGCAGAAGCTGAATCACTGAAGGATGTGGACCAGTTGCGCTTATTATGGGCTGAAGCATCGAAAGCAGGTGCTGCACCGGACATTCTGGAGAAGGTCAAAGGTCATGCCTCAGCACTTAGCGCTCCTGGCCTCGGTGAGGGAGCTGACACAGGCGTATCTGGAGGCGCAAAGAGCAAACGATCCGGTGCTAAGTGAACTGTTCAGGCTGGAACTATGCAAGAGGTTGGTGAGCGTTTGTGATGCCATCGCAGATAGCGAAGGATCTACTTGAGCTGACTCAGACTAATCGTAAAGGGGTGGAGGCGTTATATGAAGCTGAGATTGATTTGGCTAGAGCTGAATCTGATTTGGACAAAGAAGAAGCTACAGCGTTTATACAGGCTGCAGGCTCGGTTGCTGAACGGCAGGCGATTGCCAAGCTTGCGTGCTCGGAGCTCCGCTTTGAGAGAGATGTGGCTAAGGCTAAAGTGAACCGCATTAGGGTGAAGATGCGATCTATTGAGTCCGAGCTTATGGCGATTGCGACTGCTGCGAAGGTGATGCAGGCGGAGATGAAACTGTGAGCCTGGTGTTGGATGACGGGATGTCTGAGGAGGAGTTCATGGCGTGGCTGGAATCGTTGGACACTTCTGAGGATGTTGGAGAGCAGGGTTAGGCTCCCGTTTCATCAGGTTATACACTCCACAAATATCACTCTTTGTCGGCGTACTCAGTCACATTAGTGTTTGTCGGCGTAAGCCGTCTCGCGCACATAACTTAGGTGGTGGACTTGCGGAGAGTCGAACTCCGGTCCCCACCAGATCGCTTGCGCGGTTTGCTGACAGGTCGAATCCATCCAAGCCCTCCCTAAGTGTAGCCTGGGGCTTATGGCTATCCCCAAAAAGGTTCTGAAGCTAGTTCAGCAGCGTGATGATCACTGCTGGCATTGCGGTGTGGAGGATGACCTTGTGCCACACCATGTTAAGAATCGTGGGATGGGTGGATCTAAACTTTTGGACACTGTTGACAATTTGGCGATGATGTGCGCCAGGTGGAATGGTGACATGGAAAGCAGTGTGACTGCGGCGCGACAGGCGCGAGCATGGAATCATAAGCAGGCTGTGTGGGAGAGGGAGCACTTGCCACTGTTCGATGTGCAGGGTGGCTGGTGGTATCTTCATGCTGATGGTTCTAAGACACGCGCGACTTGGAAAGATGCAGCGTTCTAAGGTGTAATGTAATGAGTGACGGCCAGCCCATCACAGACTGACCGTCACAAGCGCAGTGAGTAGACCACTGGCTTAGTCCGATTCTACCAGGACTGGCCGGTAGATAGGACTAACAATGAACGACCACATCAACACTGATCTGCGGTTCAGCATCATCCCTGAGTGGGTTATAGATGCGGACATCTCGGACAGGGCTGTGAGGCTTTACGCAATCCTGGCGCGCTATGCAGACAATGAAACGCTGCAGGCTTACCCATCCAGGGAAACACTAGCGAAGAGAGCTAACTGTCACTGGAGATCTATAGATCGCGCCATTGATGAGCTGGTGGCTCTTGGAGCTATCACTAAACAGCACAGGCGCAACGGGGAAAGCTACCAGTCGAACATGTATACCTTGCGAAGGGTAGCGCCACAGTTGTCACCACCTACTGACAAGGCTGACAAGGGGGTACTGACACCACAGTCAGTACCTACTGACACCGGTGGCAACCTAACTATAACCACTGAACTAGAACAACTTAACTATATACAGCAGTTTGAACCAGAAAGACAGCTGAAACTGCAGCAGGAGTTCAATGCCTTCTGGGAGATCTACCCAAGGAAGCTTGGCAAGGGTGAAGCTAAGGGCGCTTTTGTGAAAGCTGTTGACAAGTTTGGTGCTGATGTTGTCTTGGAAGGTGCGAAAAGGTTTGCAAGCGATCCTAATCTTCCTGCACCACAGTTCATTCCGAGA